CTGAAGGCGAACCTGCAGGCGCGTACTCGGGTCCACGATCCGGCCGATGCCACGGTCGCCACGAAGATCGCGTGGGTGCCCATGGGGATGGACTTCATGGCGTTGCTCACCGTCATCGCTGGTGCCGTGGTCACCTTCAAGATTTTCGCCGCCACCGACGCGAGCGGAACTGGCGCGGCGGAGGTCGCGGCGCACGCGACTCCCACCACGGCCGACGCCGCCGGGGACATGCTCGTTCTCGAGGTCTCGGCCGAGCAGGTCAAGGCCGCGCTTGCCGGGGCCACGCACGTCTCCGCCGAGGTCGACATGGGCACGAGCACGGACACGGCCGCGGTGACCTACATCAACGACCCCCGCGACAAGGCGAACGGTCTCACGGCGGACTTCATTTCGTAAGGACGGGGACGAGGACTGGAGGCCACGCGCCCATGTCGGCCGAGGCCCTTCGAAGGAGAGCAGACATGAAGAAGTTCCTCGCGCCCCTCCTAGCGATCGTGCTCGCGGCACCGGCAGCCTTCACGGCCGACGTCAAGGGCAAGGTCATCAGGGGGAACCTCGTCTACTGGGACACCCACGAGAAGCGGCTGATCGACGCGATTGGCCCCGACGTCACCCAGTACGCCAACGACTTCTCTAGCGGCGGACCCGGCGTCGATACCGCCTTCGACACCGACTGGACGGTGACCCGCGTCGAGGCCGGTGCGGGCGAGTCGACGATGGTGACCATCGACGGCGTAGGCGGCGTCTTGCAGATCACAACGGACGCGGCCGACAACGACGGGATCAACGCCCAGGTGATCGGCGAAGCGTTCAAGCTTGCGGCCGGGAACACGCTCTATTTCGGAGCCAGGATCAAGGCCTCTGCCACCACGCAGAACGATTTCTTCATCGGCCTCGCCATCACCGATACCGACATTCTGGGCGGCGTCACCGACCGGATCGGCTTCGAGAAGCTGGACGCGGTCACGGCCGTCAAGGCCATGCTCGAGAAGGATTCCACCGAGACCCTCTCCGGGACTCTGTCAACGCTCGACACCAGCTACCACACCTACGAGTTCTACTACGACGGCTCTACGGTCGAGTTCTTCATCGACGGAGTGAGCGTCTACAAGCCGGCGGTCACGAACCTCCCGAACGACGAGGAGCTCCGCGTGAGCATACACGGCCTCGCTGGAGAGGCCGTGGCCAAGACGTTCGATGTCGACTGGATCCGGTGCGTCCAGATCGGCGGGAGGCTGTAAGCGCACATGACCCGCCGTCTCGCCACCGTCGCGCTTTTCTTCCTGGCCCTGTCCGGCCTAGCCACTGCGGCTGGGACAGTCGTGACCACGGAGATCACGAGCAGCAGCGCGAGAAAGGTGCGGTTCGCGTGGACGTCATCGGCCGGTGGCGCTGCCGATGCGACAACGACGGCCGCCTTCGACGGGAAGGTCGTCGGCCTCACAACCGACCCCGACGGGGTAGCCATCCCGACAGACAACTACGACATCGCCATCACCGACGCGAATGGCGACGATGTTCTGCTCGGTGCCGGGCTGAACCGCGATACTGCGGTCACGGAGCACGTGGCCGAGGCGAGCCTTGGCGCCGTGGCCGGAAGCAAGTTGACTCTCGCGGTCACCAACGCCGGTAACGCTACACAGGGCGTCGTGGTCCTTTTCATTCGATAGCGTGTGGGCTCTTTCTCTCGTCACCCAACCCGCCGCGGAGCCGGTCCTCTACGAGGACGCGAAGAAGCAACTTCGCCTCAACCAGGACGAGGAGCGGGCGTTCATCGAGGACGGGCTCATCCCGAGCGCCCGGAAGGCGTGCGAGACCTTCACCCAGCGTCAGCTCATCACGGCCACGTGGGACTTGCTCCTGGATTCCTGGTTCGAGGAAGGCGTATTCCGGAGCGGGTCGCTGTGGATCCCAAAGGCGCCGCTGCGCCAGCAGGTGGGGCCCGTCGATGCGCCCACGGACGGGGTGCTCAGCATCACGTACGTGGACAGCGCCGGGGCAACGCAAACGTGGGCCCGGTCCAAGTACGCGATCCAGGCGCCGCAGGGCCCGGACGCGCAGCGGGGCCGCATCTCACTGGCCTACGGCGAGAGCTGGCCGTCGACGCGATGCCAGGTCGGGGCCATCACGGTGCGGTACCGGGCGGGCTACGGGCCAGCTCCGGAGGCGGTCCCGGCGCCGTTGCGCCAGGGAATGCTGATCTGGATAGCCGAGCTGTACGAGCGCCGCGAGGAGGTTACCACCGGGATCGTCGCCGCCAACCCCATCACGGCCGAGCGGCTCTGGTGGCCGCTCAGATCTTGGTGAGCGCATGACATCCCTCGGCCAGCGAGACACCTCGATCCGAATCGAGCGCGGCGTCGAAGGGCCAGCGTCTGCGCGCGGCGAGGCACCAATCACTTGGTCTCTCCAGCGGGAAGTCCACGCCCACATCCGTATGTTGAGCGGAAAAGAGACCGTCGCCGCGCAGCAGTTGGCGGCTTTTCAGACGCGCGTCTTCAACGTTCTCTACACGAACGTCGCCAGCATGGATCCTTTTCCGAACCCGGGCCGACTCTGCCGTCTCGTGGCCAAGGGCTCCATCTGGAACATCGAACAGGCGAACCCCATTCCGAACGGGCGCCCCAAGGAGATCGACTTCGTAGCCACTGCGCGCGCCGAAGCCGAGGCCGCGGCGTGATCACCACGAAGTGGACCGGCATCGAAGAGGCCAAGCGAAGCATCCGCTCCCTCGGCGAGGCGTTCTCCCAGCCCGTCGAGGAGGCCGCGCTCAAGAAGGTGGGGGCGCCGATCCGGGACGACATCGCGCAGAACGTGCCTAAGGCTTCCGGGCTCACGGCCGAGGACATCCGGATGGTCGTCTCGAAAGTAGGCCGCGCTGAGGGACGGACGGAGATCCTCATCGGGGCGCGCACGGGCAAGGGCGGACGCGCCTTCGTCCTCCGCTTCCTGGAGCGCGGGACCGCGCACATGGCTGCGCAGCCCACCGTCCGCCCCGCCTACGACCGCGCCGCGCCATCGCTTCTGCGCGACATCGCCAGCGAGCTCGGCATTGCCTACGACCGATTCGTCAAGAAGTTCGCGGCCAAGGCGAGGGCGGCGTGATCCAGGAAGCCATCCGCTCCGTGCTGCTCGCCGAGGTGACGGTCTCGACGCTCGTCGGACAGCGCATCTACGGGCCCGGGTCGAATGGGCTGCTCCCGCAGAAGCCCACGATGCCGGCCATCTCCCTGTCACGGCCTCCTGGGCCATCGCAGCCGATCACGCTGGACGGCTACAAGTCCATCCGGCCTGTCCGGCTACAGCTCGACTCCTGGGCCGAGACGGGGGACGAAGCCTGGACACTGGCGCGGGCCGTCGACGCAAGGCTGAACGGTTTCTCGGGAGTGGTCGGAAGCCAGAAGGTCAACCTTGTAACCCAGGCCATTGCGCCCGGGGAGTTTCCAGAGCCGGACCTGGATCTGCATCGGGTCACGGCCGATTACTTCGTCCACGGAGTGGAGGCGGCATGAAGCGCAATCGGATGTTCCTGGGCCTCGCGGCCCTCCTGGCCATCACCGTCGCTCTCTTCACGATGGGCGATGTCGGCGCTGCCACCCTGACCACGCGGGTCGGCGTCAACCTCAGCGGCTCGCTCGCTGGGACGGCCGGCCTGAGCACGCCGACCGCAGTCCTGTCAGCGGTCCGTACGATCGAGCTCGCCAATGGCGTCGGAGCGAGTCAGGCCGATTCGGTCTACTCGACCACCCTCAGCATCACGACCGGCGCTACGACGGACGTGGACATCAAGGGCACACTGCTGGATGCCCTTGGGACGGCGTTCACGCCTGCCAAGGTGAAGGCCATCTACATCTTCTCGGCGACCGCGAACACGACGAACCTGACACTCTTCGGGGACGCGAACAGCGTCCCCATTCTGAACACGGCCGCGACCACGGCGACCCTGCTACCCGGCGGCATCTTCTTGATGGTCCAGCCGCCGCTGGCGGGGATCGCAGTCACTGCTGCGACTGGCGACATCATCCAGATCGCGAACGCGGCCGGAGCAACGGCGTCGGTCGATCTCGTCATTGTCGGGACGTCCAGCTAGGAGCCCTAGCTAGGAGAAGGAGAAAGCATGCCGACCTATCCCAGTCAGGGCATCATCGGATGGAGGACGTCACTCCTTCGTGGAGGCCTTCTCTCCACTGATCCATTCGTTGCTTTCCCAGAGCTCATGTCGGTAACTCCGGGTAACCCGGATACGGAGGAGATCGACTTCACGCATCTCGACAGCCCACAACGGCGACGAGAGTTCAAGGCCGGCTTCACCGATGGCGGCACCGTCGAGTTCGAGATGAACATGCGGTTCGAGGCCAACGTGCTCAACGCCGTGCAGGCCTCGATCCTGAACGATCGCGTCAACGGGCTCGTGAGGTTCTGGGAGATCCGTTGGTACGAGAACGTGGACGTTGCACCCGTCCTCCTTCAGACGGTGCAGTTCCAGGGCTTCGTCAAGACGGCCGCGCCGTCACAGGTTGGGCTCACCGATCCGCAGAAGATCGCGGGCTCAATCAGGACGTCGGGTGGCGAGACC